ACCGATGTAATTATGCCGCAGCTCCAAATGATTGAGGAGAAATTTACGCAATGGCTTGGCAAGTCTTACGGCATGGATTACGTTATTGATTTCGATATATCCAGCTTTAGTGAGTTGCAACCCGATGTCCAAGTTATACTGGATACATACGGAAAATCGCCATACTTTACAGGAAACGAGGTAAGAAGCTTGTTGAACTGGCACGCAAGCGAAGACCCAGCAATGGACGTGCATTGGATACCTAGCAACGTAATTCCAAGCGAGGAGGCTTTAGGTAATGCAACAACGGATTTTAGCGATTTCCCAGCCTAAAAAATGAAGCTTATAAATTATTCTAAGGTTAGACGGTCGGCGGCAACTGACCTGAAGAAATACGAGCGCCTTGGGATTAAGCTATTTACCGCGGCTTTAAAGCTACAAGCTAAGCCAAATCCGTCGCCTTTGCCAATGCAAGAGGCTTACATAAAGTTCTACCAAACAGTCTTTGTTGAGTCGGCAAAGCAAGAGTTTAACCGAATAAGACAAGACAACCGCGAGAAGGCTTACGTTCCTGACGATTTCTTTTTAAATACCTGGAGAGAATGGATTAAGGAATGGGTTAACGCAAACCTTGGAACGCTAATAACTGGTGTAAACCAAAACACCTTAGAGCAAATACAAAAGATACTTGGCGAAGGAATTGAGCAAGGTTTAAACCCTTTTCAGCTTGAGAAACTTTTACTTGAGCAAATACCAAACATTGCTAGAGCCAGGGCAATTGCTAGGACTGAATCGACACGAGCTTACAACGAAGGCAAGAAGCGCTCGGCACAAGATTGGGCAAGTCAAACAGGTACAACACTTTGGAAGTTATGGATTCATGGAGGCTCAAGAGAGCCGAGGTTCCAGCATATCCAGGCACAAGACAAACCGATAAGGGCAGACCAACCTTTTGTCTTTACGACTAAAGGAGTGGAGGTGTTTATGGACAAGCCTGGCGACCAAAAAGGTGGAGCGGCTCAGACAATTAATTGCAGTTGCGTTGTGGTTTATATTTCCGAGGCATACGCGCGTCGTAACTTTCCTGACACGTTTAATGGTTCGGCTCCAGTAGTTAGGCCAATAACTCCATTACCAACAACCACAAATTTAAATCCTCCAAGCGTTGCAAATACTCAATTAAAAGATGAGTTTATTTACACGACACAAGATAAGGCTACGGTAAAAAAAGTTAATGACATTCTGTCTTTTACCGATGGAGTTACTGATTTAATGAATAAAAATAATTCTAATCTTTCTATAAGAACTCCAGCTCAAAGTTCAAGAAATGGACACTTTAAATTTGTAAAGGAATTAGGATACACTAATATTAATGATGCATTTTTATTAAGTTCTAAAATTGGAGGCGGAATGGAAAGCAACACACTTGGGAACTGTTCAAGAATAGGAGCATACATGAATGTTAAAATAAAAAAAGGAGATGTAATTGATTTTAAAGCAACAAAATTATCTTTTAATGAAAATGAATTTGAAGATTTATTAAAGTTAGGTTACGCTAAAGGTTCAACAAAAAACGGCCTGACTAATGTTTACAATTTAAAGACAAGAGATGTAATTGGATTTGTTAATCAAGATGGAGAGTTTAAATTTTGGACTGTGGGAATGGCAATGAAAGTACAGACTGGAAAAGAAAACCTAGCATCAACTATAACTCATGAAGCAGCTCACATGTTACAAGCATTAAAAGATAGAGATTTAGCTGGATGGAAAAATATTTTACAGGCAAACAATATTAACCCAAGCTCAGAGGCATTAACCCAATATGGAGGAACTAATTTTCAAGAATTATTTGCTGAAACTTTTACTGCATTTGTTTACGACAACCAAGGCTTAAAAACAAAAAGGCCAAATCTTTACAATACTTTTGTTAAATACCTAGAGCAAATTGGAGTTGATGTAAACACAATTAAGCTAGCAAACTAAAAAATTAAAATGTTTGACTTTTCAAAGGCACAAGAAATAACAGATGAAATAATAAAGCTACAAAATGAGCTTAAATTTCAAGAAGCCGCTAATTTGTATTTAAAGACAATTAAGGAAATTCAATCCTCAGAATTTCAACTAGAAAATCAAACTGAATGGATTGAGAATCTTTTAGATGAACAAACAACTCTAATACTCCTAGGCTTGAGTTAATACCTCTTTGTTTCCTAATTTTTTTTATTTGTATATTTGTCTAAACGAATAAGCAATGCTAGACAAAGCCGAGCAATCATATTCAGATTATCCCGAGGCGGTCAGAAACAACGCTAGAAGGGTTTTAAAATATGTTGATGAGAACGGCTGGGGGCCTTGCGGAACGCCAGTAGGCAAACAAAGAGCCAACCAGCTTGCAAACGGCGAGCCTGTTTCAGTTGATACGATTAAACGGATGTTTTCGTATTTAAGCCGTCACGAGGTTGATTTACAAACCTCTAGCTCTTATGAAGACGGTTGCGGTCGTTTGATGTACGACGCTTGGGGAGGCAAAGAGGCATTGGTTTGGAGTAGAAATAAAATTAAGGAATTAGAAAAGACTAGCGATATGGGTTTTGTAAAAAAAGGATTAAACCAAGGCTTTACAGATAGCGACATGAAACAAGGTATTGTTTCGGGTTACTTTGCCGTTTTTGGCAATAAAGACCTTGATGGTGACGTTATCGAAGCTGGAGCGTTTACCAAGACAATCATGGAACGTGGACCGCAAGGAAAGCAGCTTATCAAGTATTTGCTTGACCATGACAAAAACAAGGTTGTCGCAAAAATCACTAATCTTTACGAAGACAATAAAGGATTGCGTTACGAAGCAAAGATTGGCTCTCATGCTGCTGGCCAAGACTTTCAAAAGATGATTGAAAGCGAACTAATCAACCAGCATTCGTTTGGCTTTAGAACTATTAAAGAGCAGTTCGACCAAGAGGCCAAAGCTAACCTAATTAAAGAGGTAATGATGTATGAGGGTTCTGCCGTTCAATTCTTAGGTGCTAATCCTGAGACCACATTTATTGACTTAAAAAGCGAGTCTGATGCATTCGAATATCTTAGCAGACTTGAGAAGTTTGTAAAGACATCTGACGCAACGGATGAAACACTTGAAAAACTAGAAAATCAACTTAAATCACTTTTGGAGTTTCTAAAGCCAGCTGAGCCTACTTTGGAAATTAAGAAAGCCGAGGAGGTCGAAATAATAACAATTAACGAACTTAAAAAACAATTTGAATCATGGAAAATCTAACAATTGATGCCGTAAAGGCAGTGATTGCAGAAGCTGGCGAGGCTCTTAAGGCTAAAGCAAGCAATGCAGAGGTGAAAGCTAACGAGGCTTTCGAAAAGGCTGAAGCATTGTTGAAATCATTCGACAATGTAGTAAGTAAAGAAGATGCAGCAGAAATGCAAAAGCAACTTGACAAGCTTGACATCGCTATGCAAAAAAGCGCAGTTGAGAAAGAAGTAAGTGCAGAAGATTTCAAGACTGCATTTATTAAGGCTTACGCTCCAGTTAAAGCTGAAATCGAGCGTTTGAAGAATGAGCCTAACGCTCGTCTTAAGGCTCCTTTGGTATTTGAAATTAACGAGAAGTCAGTTGGGACTATCACTTTAGCTTCAACTATTGCTAACGAAGCGTCTTCAGGACAAGTAACAATCTCTGAGTTTACAGGTGTTGTTTCTCCTATCCGTCAGCGTTTGTTGGTTTACCTTGCTAACGCAAGCGTTGGAGCAATCGGTACTCAGTATGCAGTATGGGTTGAAGAATACGACCAACAAGGAACTCCAGTAATGATTGGCGAAGGTGTTGAGAAAACTCAAATCGACGTACAATACAAGGAGCAGAGAGCTAAGGTTGAAAAGATTGGTGTTCACATGAAGGTTTCTATGGAAATGCTTGAGGATGCCGCTTACTTGGCTTCTTACATCCAATCCAATGGCGTTAAGCGTGTTGAGACTGTAATTGAAAACCAATTGTTTACTGGTAATGGTACATCTCCTCAGCTTGCTGGTTTGTTGTCTAAGTCTACCACTTTCACTGGCGGTTCAATGGCTGGTGGTGTTGAGTCTGCTACTAACTGGGATGTTATCCACGGAATCATCGCTCAAGTAAGAGCTGCAAACGGAACTGCTACTGGCGTATTCGTTGAGACTGGACAATATCACTTGATGCTTTCTGAGAAGGATGCAGAAAAGCAATATATCTTGCCAGCTGGCGTTACTTTCAACGCACAAGGTGGAATTACTGCTTGGGGAGTAAACATTATCCCAACTAACGCATTGACTGGAACTGCTGCTAACTTCGTAGGTGGTGACCTTTCAGTTATCAACGTACGTTTGAGAAGCGGTTTGCAGGTTGCTATCGGAGAGTCTGGCGATGACTTCATCGACAACTTGAAGACTGTAAGAATTGAGCAGCGTTTGGTGCAGTTTATCTCTGCTAACGATACTCCAGTATTGGTTAAAGGAACTTTTGCTGCTGCAAAGGCTATCCTTGAAACTACCTAATAGTGTTTTGTGTTTGTGTTTAGTGTAAAAGGGCGAGAAATTTTCTCGCCTTTTTTTTGTTTAACTAATTCAAAATCATTTACTTTAAAATAAATTATAAAATATGGCAACATTTACGATGTGTAAGCCTCAAAGATGCAAGCTAAAATTATCCTGCCTTCGGTTTACTTCTAAGGCTAGTGAAGGTCAGGTTTACTTTAATGAAGAACCATGCAACCATGAAGGGACTGATTGCAAAGTATATTTCAAAAAAAATTGTAAGCCTTGTGGCGAAATATAATTATGAAAAAACCTACAAAAAAAACGCTTAATTCAATTGACATGATTAAAATCATGGAATCAATTCCAAATGTTGACACCAATTTTAAATATATAGATATGAAAGCTGGAGAAGAGCATTATAGATTACTTACCTGGATTGGTGGCCAGGTAAAAGTTAATATTATGGAATTAGGGACTTTTAGAGGACATTCAGCTC